TGGTCTTTGTGCGGTAGTACCTACTGGAGGAACCATCGCGCCAACACCCATCTTACCGCGAGTAACAAATCCCTTAACTGCGAATTCAGTTGGGCAAGCGGTGTTGGAGTCGCCAGACATGAATTCATCAGAGGAGAATTCGTTAATTGCCTCACCGACCTGACCACCGATAGCACCCAGTCTCAATTCGGTCAAACCAGACAAGTTGAACGCGGAAGCATCCAATGTCGCACGACCTGTTAACTGGTCAACGGAGAAGAACTGACCAACTCTGAAGTTACCACCTTGGTCGGTAGATACGAAGAATACCTTACCTGGCCCGAATGTGTTGGTCTCATTACCCTGAATGATTTGAGTTTCGTCAACATCAGGATAGTTAGTTTCAGTCTTGTTACCAGTACCAACACTCAAGAAGTCGTGACCTGTCAGGCGGACCTGAGAGAATCTAGTTCTAACAGTGATGGTAGAACCTGCGCCCGTGATGTTACGGGTGTCAGGCGTACCCTGACCCTTCTCTGGAGAGATTGTCAGAGTAGCACGGTTAAAGAATGTGTGTGCAAGTCCAACAGTGTCAGTGTAAGTTACCGCAGCCGAGACGTTAGTAACTGTGTTAACAATGTAGAACAGGGAATCTCCACCGTAGGAAGTTGAGAATCCGATTGCGTCACCTACGAGAGGAACTTGATCGTATCCATCGATCTCAAGGATTGTACCCTTCTGACCAGAGATGGAAGATGTTGCAGCAGCAACAGTGAATGAACCACCGTAAGATGCGCCTGAATCGAATTGATATGCGTATACAAGTTCACCATCAATGAATGGAGATGTACCGATTGCAACGTTACCGTTAGAAGGAGCTGCAGTCTGACCGTAGCCAGGATGATACTTGAAGTAGAACTTATCAGCAGACTTCTGGTCATTAACCAACCATGCCTGAGCACCTGAGGATTGACCAGTAAGTGTATTACCAACCGCGACAGTACCCGTAACAGTTGTTCCGAGAATAGTCATCAAGTCACCGAACAGTCTCGCTGATCTTGCAGTTTCTTCAGAGGAGAAACCAGAAGAGATAACACCGTAGTCACCGTAAGAGTTGTTACCACCAACAGCACGAATTCTCGCACCACCACCAGAGTAGTAACCCCACTTAGCGTAGTAGGAGAAGCAGGAGACGATCTCAGCGATTGCACTCTTATCAAGGAGGAATCCAGCACCATCAGAGTTAACCTGCGTGAAGGCGTCGAAGACCATCGATTTTGCACCTTCGCTGTGGACACCACCGTCAATGAAGACTCCAACACCACCACCACCGAAGCGGCCGAAGTCAGTTGCAGGATCAGAGAAGGTTGTACAGTCCTTAACGTAAGGAGACTTGTTGTTAATTGGGGAGTTGGGGTTCAGTGCGAAGAACACACCAGCTGCAGTTGTACCGATACCAGTTCTGAGGTTGGTATTGTCCATCTCCAGAGGAGCGTTAGGATCGTAATGGAAACCTTCCATTCCCTTGAATGCCAGCGCCTGAATGGTAGTACCATCAGACAACTTGAACATTGTAGATCTGTTGTTTGGAGTGGTTCCATCATCAGAGAAACCAGAAGCAGGAAGAACCTGAGTACCTCTCAATGTATGTCCAACAATCGAAGTGAATGGAGGAACAATAATTGGAAGTTGCTCATAGAACTGAGACGCAGACAGTCTCAAGATAGCAGGAGTCAGGTCAGTTAACAGACCACCCTTGACATAGGTGTGATTAATTGTAGAAACACCAACGTTAACTCTGAAGGTATCAGAATCGGGAACCTCAAGAACTTCGAAGTAGGACTTAGAAGCCTTATCAGGATAAACAGTAGTTGTAAGACCAACGAATGCAGTACCAGACTGGACGTAGAGGTAATCAGTTGCAGATTGACCAACGTTCAGGATGATAGAGTTAGCATCGGGGATACCTTGTACAGGGAACTGATACTGGCCAGGAGTATGGACAGATGGGAAGTTACCTGTGATAGTTGTATTACTGGATGCAACACCGATGTTAACAGTAATTGTTGTTGTCGAAGTTGCGGTAATAGGAATCGCAGTATCGTAATATGGGTCTGTAGAACGAGGATAAGAGTGATCGGTAATATAACCGTCCATTGCACAACGGAAGATCAAGCTGTTATCAGCAAGTTTAATTGATGTTCCAGATGCAAGTTGGTGAGTACCGATGTCCATAACCAGTTCACCAGTAAGGTGATCATAGGTTGCAGCACCTACATCGTAAGTTACAAGTGGAGAAGTACCAACGTTTACAGTGAAAGTATTCTGAGTAATTGCAGTAACTGCCAGAGTTGAACCTCTTGCAGGGTCACTAGATCTTGGATATGTCTTGTTAGCCGAGTTACCATCCATGGCACAAGTAAATGTCATGGAGTCGTCATCAATGGTGAGTGTATCACCGATTGAAAGACCATGGTTACCAACGGTGAATACGATTTCACCAGAGTTCGCAGTATAAGATGCGTTAGTTGGTGTTAACTCTGAACCATTGAGAGATCCACTAGTGATGTTGATTGCACCAGAGTTAGCAGCGATAAAGGTGTGAGCGTAGTTACCACCTGTCTTAACTGCACCAGATGTTGCAGACTGGAATGTGTGAGCAAATCTTGCGTCTCCAGTATATTGAACCTGAAGATTTCTGATTCTAACAGTAGCACCGATTCCAATTTCAGGAGCAGCACCAAGTCCAATAGCAGTAATTGTTGCAAGACCAACAGTCTTGTTGTACTGCATACCCAGTACGCTAAAGACATTACCACCAGAGAGACATTCGAATTCAACACCCTCTAACTGAACGAACGTACCAGTGTTTTGCAGTCCATGACCAGGAGCTGTAATGGTTGCAACACCAGTTGCGGCAGTGTAGTTGAATCCTGTAATAGGTGTTTGAGGACGAGCAGCGGCACAAGCCTTCTTAATCGTCTTAAACGCCAAGTTAGGTGCAAGACCGTTGTTAAGGTCATGTCCAGACTCAGAGTCAACATAGTAAACTCGGGTTTGAGCACCAACGATCTCGTATCCAGGCATTCCGTTGTCCTGAACAGCAAGAGCATATCCAGTAGAACCAATACCAATTCTGAAAGGACCAGAGTTATATGTAAGAATATCACCCTTACTTACCAGAACAGCAGAGCTGTCTCCAGCAGCAAGTGTTTCCCAATAAGTACCGAGACCAGCGGTAGGAGTAACACCTTGGAAAGAGTTACCAACAGAGACATAAGAGTTGGAACCGTATCTTACGACATGGCCAGGATGGTATGCGAAAGATGTAGAGAAGTTACCAACGAAATTGAAACCTTTAACAAGAAGGTCCCAAACAGAGTTACCGATACCAACACCCTGCGTATTACCTGCAGAAAGTGGAGCGATGTTAGTAGTAATTCCTAATTTGTGGCGGAAAATGTCACCACCGTACTGTACAAGTTGTCCTCTGTAATAAGTTCCTGTTGCATAAGTGATAGCAGCACCTGCGATACCATCAGCAAGTACCTGCCATTTCTTACCAGAAACGTCAGTACCGATAGCGACGTTCTCTGGAGGAGAGAATCCTGCAAGAGAAGTAGTTAACGCAACATAGGATGAACCTTGATAGTTAACAACGTCACCTGATTGATACTCGTTATTAATGCTCCATTCGCCTTCGGCTTTGAAACCTGCAATATATTCCGTGACTTTACTTAAGTCAATAAATGTTCCTACTGATTCGTGCGCCGTAGTAACTCTATACTGAACGTTGCCGAATTTAACGACATCATTAACTTTGTAGTAAACGCCAGCTGTCCAATCGCCTTTCGAGGAGATTCCTTCGATATGCACGTTCCACTTTGAGAGATCCGTAGCATAGAAGTCTGCGGTACTCGCTGTAGAAGTGTGGTTGGCGACAGCAACGTAAGAGTTACCACCAAACTTGATGAGGTCATCAATCAGGTAGGATTTGGATGGCTGCCATTCGCCAGTCCAGTTGAATTTTACTCTTCCAAGTCTAAACTCAGCCATTGTCTCTCCTGGTAATTATTATTTGGGTCCGATAGAGTTGTAATCATAATCTGGTCCGTTGAACCTAATGACGAAAAAACCGTCGTCATCTATGTAATAATATAAGTTTCTTCGATCGAAACGGATCTGTTGGTATTTATCATTCGGATCATCTAACGTTTTTTTAACGGTAGCGATATCTCCACGGATGACTGATGTTTTACCAACACCAACATCATAAGTTCCGTAGTCAACACCATCACCGAATTCTGGAATTGCGGTTCCATTTGTACGATAGAATTCACCTAATTCAGTAGAAGCAGCACTAACCTTTGAGAAATACAGCATATTTTCTGCATCTCTTCTCAGAGCATAAACGAAAAAACCAGAGGATTCTGATGGTAAAAACTCACCAGAAATTGAATTAGATAGGGTTAATGCCATGTTTAACTTCCTCTATTGTTGAAGATTTTCCAAAGTGATCCAGTCCAGATCAAACTTACCGATGCACCAGAAACATCCAAAATCAATGGAGATGTTTCTCTCACTAGATGACCATTCTCAAATTCGTGAATCGAGGTCAACGAAACTGGATTAATACTCCAAAAGTTAGTGAAATCTTCTACCCATACCCAGTCACCAACCGCACGAGGGGTTGGCATCGCCAAAGAATATCCACCAGGAGCATTTTTTGAATCAACCGTATACTTTTGGTTAGTCGTCATAGAATAAGGACCATCGACGAACGTCCATCTGGACTTCGCCAATTCAAAACCACCTGGAGTTACACCGTCGTGAACAACAGCAACGTTTTTGTCTGTGTCAACAGTTACTTCTGCAAGGGCACCAGTGAAGTTAAAGTGTTCAGCTGTTGTGCCTTTTCTTAGTTGTACCTGTTTTGTCATGATTCAAATCTCATGAAACGGACTTTGCTTCTGTTTTATTTATACTTTTAAAAATAATTGAATTAAATGATGACAACGAATGTACGACCTTCCTCGAATTGAACACGTTCGATGATTGTTGGTGTGATCGATTTGATCGTGATATTTCCGATTCCAACATAAGTCGATCTTGCATATGCCTCGTCGAGAGATCCAATGCCGAACAGGGATCCTGTCGCGTTGAATGGTGGGAATACGCGGCGGAACCCAGTACCACCTCCAATTTTGAAGAGTCCAGAACCATCTGGAGATGGAGTGTAATCGACAAATGGATGTACGAGAGGAGTATTGGAGAATGTAAATCCACCAGATGTGCCAGGATCTTTGTCGTCTCCATAGTATCCAAAGACTTGGATTGGTTTTGTAATACCAACACCAGAGATTGTGGTGATACCAGATGTGCCTGGATCTTTGTCGTCTCCGTAGTATCCAAATACTTGAATTGGTTTTTCTTCCGCATCTCCAAGAATCTTGAAGAGCATTGTTTCTTCGCCAGCACCCGAAGTAAACGATACGTCTGCGGAACCAGAAATCGTTGCAGTACCACCAATAATGATTGCGGTGATTCTGTAAACTGTTGTGGATTCTCCAGTAAATTCGAACAGACCAGAACCGTCTGGAGCTGGAGTGTAATCGATCTGTGGATGTGTAAGTTCTCCAACAATCGAAATTGTTCCTGAAGTGCCTGGATCTCTGTCGTCTCCATAGTATCCAAATACTTGAATCTGTCTGTTTTCGGATTCTCCTCCAACGTTGACAAGAACTGCGAACGTGGAAATAACAGGTGTGATAGATTCCGCACCACTGGCGAAGGCGAAGAGAGAACCACCACCAACTTCGGAGAATGTATTTCTTTCTTCCGCAATACCAGAAACATGAAGTGTTCCAGATGCAACGTATTTACGTTGACGGAATGCGTCTGCGTCTCCAGATACTGTAAGTGTCGCTGTATTTTCTGGAGTTTGTGCGGAGTATGCCTCTGCAGCACCGTATGGACCAGATATGAATAATGTACCTGCTCCAATTGGACGAACCAGAGTGCTTTCTGCAGCTCCACCGATTGTGTAGAGAGAACCAGAACCATCGAATGCATTGGTTTTTCTGAAGTCCAGAGATCCAGAGAATGTTCCAATGCCAACTCCGACTGGAGCCTGAGTAATTTCGCGATAAAGAGTTTTGTCTTTCTCTGTAGAGATCGTAATCGAACCAGATGTGCCTGGATCTCTGTCGTCTCCATAGTATCCAAAGACACTGATTGGTCTGTTTGGTGCAGAACCAACGAAGTTGAAGAGAACAGGACCTGCAATAATTGGAGCAGGAATGAAACGTTCCTTCGCACCAAATTCAACACCATTAAGATCACCAATTCCAGTGTCATCATCAATAACACCGTTGCCTTCAGTACCAATACCAAGAATGTAGATAGTACCATCGGTAAGAATTGGTGCGTTAGTACGACCGATTGCCTTACCATCGATGAAGATAGTACCAGATGCAGGATACCTAGGAATAAATCTGGAGGTAACAATGCCTGGACCTGTTCCGTCTTCGTTGAGTCCACCACCATTGGATAATGTAACTCCAGTCTCGATACCGATATTTCTGTCGATACCGTAATGTGGAGTGTAATCGATATCTGGGTGAACCAGTTCTCCAGACAATCTGAGAGTTGCTTTGTCTGCAACCTCGGCGAATGTTGCACTGAATGGATCGACACTTCCGTATGGAGTGAAGAGAGAAGTTCCTTCTGGAGGATTCGAGATAAGCTTCTCGGAACCAATACCAACCAGACTGATAGTACCAGATCCAACTTCTTCGAATCTGACTCTTTCGACCATCTCTCCAGAGAAGGATGCCGTACCAATACCGACATCGACCTTGGTGAGATTCTCTGTTCCAAAGCCACTTGTAAGAATTGTAACAGTTCTTTCTGGAGACTGCCAGACAACTGCTTCGTCGCCCGATCCAGAAAGTGGCAGAAGAGGAACATCTGCACGTTCGAATATGGTAATCGACTCTTGAGCGCTGGAAATATCGAAGAGAACTGAACCTTCTCCATCGTAAGATGGAATCCACTGAGTCTTCGCACGAGGAACTGCGTCGATAACACCAACCGCAGTACCAGAAGTAAGTGGGAATATTGGGGCTCTTTCGGAATCTTCGTTGAGCCAACCATAATCAAAGTAACCTCTGTCAATATTATCCTGATGGACAAATCCAGTATTAGATGGCCATTCATATTGGTCATATGGAGGTCCACCAACAACAGAAGATCCAAGTTCACCCCAATCTTCACTGACAACGTTGTAACTGAAGTTACCAACTTCATTAGTATTATCGAACGATGGAAGTGATGTACTTCCAACACTGACATCGAATCCACGACTGACGTTGAGGTTGCTGATTTCTCCCCAAGTCTCGTTGCCCTGACCATAAAGAATAGAAGATTCGTTGTAAGAATCTGTCTGTCTTTCATCACTAGAACCAGTAATTCCGAAGAGACCAACAGTATCACCGACATCAATAATTCTAAGATAAGTCTGACCTTCTTCTCTACCCTGTCTAAGAGTAATGAGACCACTACCTCTGAAGTGTGGAACGTACCTAGAGACAGAAGAACCAGTGATGAACTTGACAGCGGCAGTGTCAGATGTCTTAGTGACAGATTCACTAAGACCACCGATTGTGAAGAGACTACCAGAACCAATCTCGGTTGCAGGAGTAATAGACTCATTACCACTACCACTAATGGTAATTTCACCCTCAAGACCGAATACTGTATGTTGTGGTGCCTGACTGAACCAGTTGTAACCAAAGATATTGATTCCAGCCTTGTAGGTGGCAATACCAGTAATACCAGAAGATTCGTAATCGTATGCTCTTGGAGCATCTGCAAAGTCGGATAGGAAGAATGTTCCGATACCGTTGTAAGAAGTTCTGGCGAATGCTTGGTCGCCTTCTCCAACAATAGTAACCGCCCTGAAGCCAGGAATAATGTACTTGTAATCTTCTGCTCTGAAAGCAACTAGACGTACAAATCCATAATCTGCATCGTCTTGAGTTGGAGTTTGACTGATTGAACCATAATCAATAGGTTCAACAAATCCATCTCTTTCAAGAGGCGATCTCCAATGAGGAGTGAAGTCCTCGATGATCGTACCACTGATAGCAAAGAGATTTGTATTCTCGTAGTCTTTGACAATTGCAACGTCTGTTGCAGCACCTGTGAGGGTATGTCTTGCAGTTGTTGATGGTGGGAAGTGTGTAAGTTTGAGTCCTTCTGCAAATCCTGTAAAGAATAGTTCTGCACGACTGATTCTTTGACGAACAACTGCTTCTGCAGCAGCACTTCCCTTGACAATGAGACCTGTGCCTTCGATACCCTTCGGTGTGAAGGATTCGTTTGCGGATCCATTGAAGGTAAATTGACCTTCTTCTCCAAATACTGTGTGTTGTGGTGCCTGACCAAGACCAAGTTGACCTTGTGCAGTGATCGTACCAGATCCTTCCCATGCAAAGGTGTTTCTCTCGGAGAGTCCCGACTGTTTGACCAGTTGAGCAGTTTCTCCAACATATTTTCTGATAAATCTGTCGTATGCCTTGTTCTGTGCATTAACAGAAGTTGCCTTGGTGGATAACTTACCGTAACGAACATCAGCAACGATCTGACCCCAATCTTCATAAGATGCTGGAGTCTGAGAAATCTCACCAAATGCTTCTGCTGTTACCTGATCGGAATCAGCGAACGAATTGGTATTATTTTGTGTAGAGTCAAAGGTGACATCATCACTAGAGAATGCTGCACCTTGTCTAACAGCAACCGTGCCGAAGTCGAGTTCTTCGAAACCGCCAGTGTAGAAGGAGTAGTCATACGTTCTACTCTCTTCAAGTGTACCGTTAAGGGTTTCCTCATTAGGACGAACTTCAATAAATTCGTCTGGATATGTCTGTGAGGTTCCACCAGAAACGGTGAGTGTAATTCTTGATTCGAACGGATATATGTTGAATTCCGCCGTTGCAGCCTCTTCAGAGACAGTAAGCGTTCCAGATCCGATTTCGACAAACGTATTGCTTGTATGGGCCTCGCCGAGGAGGGTAGGAAATGGTCCTGCGGCTCCAAAGTCGGGAATAACCAGTCTTTCCAGACCGCCACCAATCTCGAATAGGGTGCCAGATCCTTGCCAAGGCGCCTGAGAACGAGATACCTTACCAAGTCCTTGAATAAGGACTGCATCCAATGGAAGAGAAGGCACGAAGGTTGCAGACTCTTCTAAGCCGTTTGTAATAGTTGCGATTTCTCCGAATGGATATACATCGCCTGTAAAATTAATAATACCGTAATTGTTAGGGTTAAAACCTAGTGCGTCTTCTTCAATTACGGGTGCATCTGAAATATTTCCAAAATCCTCTGTCGTCCCCGCCGTGGTCGTAAGTTGACCATAGGTTTCGGAGACAAAATAGTTTATTCTTGCCGAGTCGTAGGTAAAAACCTTTGGGGCAGACATACTAAACCTTCATCTGATAAAAAAGGGGAGATACTTCTGTCGAAGCACCTCCCTTACATAATAAAGATCTAATTATATGTATTAATCAGTCAAGTGCAACGTTCAGGGTGATCTTAATTTGGTCACCGTTGTTCTGAATATTGTATGGACCATTTGTAAATCTCTCAGCGTACATGATGCTGGAGTACAAGGTCGCAGTATTCAGACCTGCAACACCGTTTGCGGTTGCAGTCAGAGAAGGAGTTGTTACGAACTCATCTGCGTTAGGTACGTCGAAGACGGTATAAACGTTCGATTCCAGAGTTGTGTTACCTGCACCAGCAGCGACATAGAGAATGTCTCCAGCTACTAGTCCGTGGTTGGGTGCGGAAATCTTACCGAAACTAAACGTAATCGATGGGTCAGTCTGAGGCTGAATGTTGTCGATAAGTGCCTTATCTAAGTAAACAACGTTCAGAGCTCTGTCAAGTCCAATGATTCTAGTTCCTGTTTGAATTCCAGGGTTTCCTGCAACATACTGACCAAGTGTAAGGTCATTCATGTTGATGTTAGTATCTACATTGAAGTAGAAGTTACCAACAACGCCGATACAAGGATCAACGTTTGTACCCTTCGAGACAGTTGTTCCGATACCAACCCCTGCAGCGTGTTCAACACCCTGAAGTGCAACAGGCATGTTGTTCGCTCTAGTCACATAGTAACCGTAGATGTTACCAGCTGGACCAGTAAAGGTGAAGGTTTGTTCTGGATAGGTCGCGGTTGTACCACTACCAACGTTCTTAATAACCCAACGAGATCCATTCAGCAGAATTCCGTACTGCTGAGTGTAACTCTGATCTGATCTATTATTGACACAGTTTGGATAACCTGTGTTCGCTGTCGTTCCATAACCATTGGTGTTACCATCAATGTATGGTTCAAAATATGCTGTGGTAGACGGTACGTCACCTTCCGCTGGGGTCGTATTACTCGTAAACAATTTGAGTACGAGGTTTCTTGGTGAAGTATCCTCTAGGTCTTGCACGAAGTTATTCTGAGCAATCAGATAACGGAGGGACTCAATTTCACCAATATTGGGAACTAGTAATGCCATCGAAACAAACTCCTCTAGGGGTTAGACTTTTAAGAACTAATGTTATTTATAATTTTAATTTTAAAGAGATTAGGAATCTTCTAATACCTGAGACTCCGAACACTTCAAATGTAAGGATATCACCAGCAACAATTGTCTTATCCCAATTATTTAGTACATCGTCGAAGTATTTGTCAACTCCAGACAGGATTACTCTATTTCCTCCTGTTATACTAGTGAATGTGGGATAATTTGTGAAGTTAGATTTGGAAATTTCAAAAGCTACATTTCCATTCTGATCGGAAAGAACAGTAATCGAATCTATAACTCCACTTACGTCAAGTGTTACCTTGCCTTTGTTTCCTGCAAGCATATCCGAACTACCACTATCAATTACATAATTGATTGTTCTGGTAAGATCAGCAGTTGTTGCAAGAGCAATAACAAAGACATTATCCGTTTGTAACGGTGCCTGATTAAAAATAATGTTACTACCAGCAAGAGTAAAATCTTGTGAAGGATTCAATACACCACCATTTTTAACAACAATTAGTTGTTGGTCATTGATTGCAGTATATGGATTTCCATTTTCAGCAAGAGCAAATGTAACTCCTACTCCATTGAAACCACCACTGAAATCATCAATTACAACGTTACCATATTGAATGGCTTTAGTTGGAATCTCATAATCGACTCCAACTCTGTATTCACCTGGCGTATTTACTGATACAAGGTAATTTGTCATCAGGAAACTCCAGGCACTACAAGAACGTTACCCTGAATGGGTTTCGTTTTATATGAGTTAGGGGAAGTCAACACAAGATCATATACATATCTTCCACCTTCTATTGCAGCAGTAGCTGTCGATGCAAAAGCAACTTTGCACTGTCCAGCCAATCTGTTAGGGAATGATATAACGAAAGGGTAGTATTTTGTTGCCGCAGGATGCTTTCGCATCTTGGCTTCTGCAGTATATCCAGTAAGATTTAATGCAGATGCGTTCTGGTTTTGAATTGTGAACGTGGCTTCAAAATCTACGCCCTGGTCAACCACCAAATTAATAACTCTTGCTGCCATTATCCATCAGGGTCGGATTTGAACTATTTATCCAATTTTTCTAATATCAACTTCATCATACCTTTCAACTCACCAACTTCGTCTTTGAGATTGGCGATTTCTTGTTTATCAGTCAACGCTTTATTCTTCAATCTAATATATTCATCATATTCCTTGTCAGAGTTATTCAGAATCGCATTTGACTCTGAGTCTCTAACAAGTCCTGTATGATCTTTAACCTTAAAATGCATATCAAATAGAAGCGATCGCTCTCAAGTCACGAATCTTAGGAACATAAGCGAAGTTTGTTCCTGTCATAATAATTTTGATTTGGAATCCAGTAAACGGAGGTAAATCTCTTACATTATATTCATATTCACGATAGTCAGTTAATCCGTTAGAAGCAGTGATTCTTCTATCTGGTAAACCATCATTCTTTGCAACATCAATAGTGACACCCTCACCATCAAGGTTGTTATAGCCAGGGAAGAGTTCAAACAACTGATACTCAGTAGGAGTGTCAGGTCTAAAGATCCTATAAAGAACTCTAATATCATTAGTTGCATGTCTATACGCATCAAACATAACCTTCAATCCATCAGCAGACTTCTCAAGATTAATTGGTTTAGACACATAGATTGATGCAGAAGGATCAGCATCAAGAGAATTAACTCTAAGATCAGTTGCATAATCACCAATCTTATCATTAATTCTATCCATTGTAGTAATAACATTGACTCTATCCAAGTCAATCATTGGACTTACCTTACTATCTTCGGTACTAAGAGTAAATTCCATAGTGAAGGACTTTCTGCCAGGGAAATCTTGGAGTCTAGAAAGTTCATTTACCTTAGAAGCAACGATTCTTGGGGAAGTGAATGGGTTATTACTGTTAAGAGAAATTGGTTCAAATCCCTGATCAACGAATGATTGATCAGAACCATCAGGACTATTACCTGTAAAGGTTCTAACTCTTGCAGATGCACCTGTTCCTTCTGGTTGAAGGATGGAAACATTAGTTCTCAATGAATTGTAAGGAATGTTTTGTGTTGCTCTAGGTACGTTCTGAGAACCAACAATAGAGTGTTGAGATTCGTAAGATCCTGCAGATTTTGTTTCATTAAAATACAATTCTGGAAGTGTACCAGAACCAGCAGCACGATTAGTACCTCTACTAGAAACACCAACCCTAACCCAGTAATGGTCAATATCTATAGGATAGTTTCCAATATCTGTAGATTCAAAACTATGTTGACAGTTGATTCTTCTGAGTGAAACACCGTTTAACTCATACTTATGAATAACATCATTAGGATCATAATCACCAGACTTAGTATCATCAATTGCTCTGGTAACACCAGTAATTGAGGAATTGTTAGTGGAAACACCAGTATACTTAATAATTTCCTGTCCGATCTTTACATAGCCTGGGTTATTTGCATCAACTGGATAGTTTTCAAATCCAGTAAAGATACCAACAGATGTGACAGGAATATCATCCGTAGATGCAGAGTCAAATGCAGCAGTAATTTTTTCTGGTTTGATATCACTTTCAATACCAAACAATTCTACTCTATCTAAACCAGAGTACATACCATGGTTAGAGTGTCTAACTCTAAAATGCAATCCATCAGAAGCAGTATTTGTAAATCTAACCGTTGCACCTGTAAGAAGTGTAGATCCACCAGCACCAACGTAGAAAAGGTTGGAAGAAGAATCAACTTTTGGAGATCCTTGAATATTATCAATAATTAACGTGTTGAATGATGTAATAATGCCTGGGTTATTAGGAATAGTAAGAAGAAGATTCTTACCAAATCCACCAGTATCAGCTGAATTAACAGTTAACACATCACCTGCTGCATATCCAGTACCACCGATAGAAACCGTTGCTGCCACTGCAACACCACCATTAACATGAATACTTGCCTTTGCACCTGAACCACTACCAGTTTTAGCAACCAGAGGAACATTGGTGTAAACAATAGATCCGTTAGTAAATCCTGCACCAACAGAACTTAATACAAGATCACTACCAATACCAACAGCACCCAGAACTTTAGAAAGTTTAGAACTAAAGTCTTTATTGTTCTGTTGTTTAATGGTAATACCTGGCTGTAAAGCAGTAGTTTCATTGGAAGAAAGACTCTTCGCCATACCAACAACTACATTCCTTGCAACCATATCAATTGGATTTCTCCTCAATGATGCAATCTGTCTGTTACCAATGTCAAGATCTGGATTATAGAATCTTACATTAGCTTGTGCAGCGTTAAATTCTGCTCTATAAAGAGTGAACTTAAGATCTTCAAACTGTGAAGGATCCCATGTAGCACCGTTCTGTGATTTAAAGAGAGAACCGAGAAGTGGTTGTTGAGAAACAATGATTTTTTCGGAATCTGGTTTGTTTACCGTGGTTACATCTTCTTCACCCATTCTTGAGATGAATACTTGATATTCATTTGATGCTGATAGAAGAACCAATGCAAACTCTCCACCACCCTCACAATAAACAGGAGAGGGGAACTCAAAAGTTGTTGCTAATGTACCATCATCAGAAAGAACAACTTGATCTGGATCAAGAATTGATTCACCAAACGGAAGAATAGTTTGTGTTGGTAAACCAGTTTCCAGTGTTCTTACTTGAAGAGTAACTGGGAGACTCTTAGTATCTTTAGTTCTAAAGAATACATCACACTTAGTAAGGAAAACACCATTGACATCAGGAACCTCGAAAGATTCTGCAAGAGGGTCAACCCATCTTGTTTGTTGTGTGGTTCTTTGACTAAACGTAGTATCAGCAACTAATCTAGTATCACTTTCAGTAATCGATCTAGAATCTGATCTAGGAATTCTTTGAACATCTGCATTTCTCATCCTCAAAGTAGATTCTTCTACGTTTTGTAGAGTACCTTGAGAAGTAAAGTTAGTTTCAGCAGAACTATCGGTGAAACCAGAAATAGTTTCATTTGTAGAACTGGAAGTAAGAGTAAAGGTTTTTGTACCAGTGTCAAATGTTGGTGTTGCAGGTGTAATAGGATCAGGAACAAATAAAGATCCAATCAATACACCAGCCTGATCAGTAATTAATCTTACATCTTTAACCGTTGCAATAGCACCACTAGATTGACCAACCAGTTTCATACCCTTAACAACATATCCAAAATATCCTGATGCAGATTGAAGTTCTAACGATGCAGTATCAACGTTTAGAGCTGTTGCAGTAGAAGAATACGTTGCAGATAATCCGTCAGCAGGTGAATATGGGTTAATCTTATAAACTTCAGTTGGAACATTATATGGACCATACTTATGGTTTTGTTGTGCAAGTCTAAATCTAATACTTGCAGATCCTAGAGATCCAGATACAACTTCACCAGTACCAAAAGTACCACTAGTCATTTCAATTTCAATGAGTTTAGGTACAGTGTACTTACTCATATCGATATTATCGAAGAATGAATAAAGTCTAGTATTAGGCTTCAATCTTCTAGTAATAAATTCAATATTTCTAGATCTCATTGTAGCAATGACATCTGTAGAAACTACCTTGTCACCTAAACTTGTAGAATCGAATCTTTCACCGACTCTAAATTGAATACCTTCTCTACTTTGATTTCTAGTTGTAGTGGTTGTTTGATTTCTAAACGTAGTAGTTCTACTGTCAGTTGTAGTTGTTGTAGTAATAGGAATACCACGACCACGAGGGATGCCAGGACCACGTTGGAAATGTCCCCTTACAGAAGAACTTCTAGATCCAGTATCTCTAGTAATAGATTCAATGGCAGGTCCCGTACTAGTGCTTTGTCCTGTCCAAGTAGTTTCCCATGCACCCCAATCAATAGGAGACATACCAGTATTACTATCTGCACCAGTGATTGCCATTGATGCACTGAAACTACCTTCGATATCGTATGTTCTTGCACTCCTTCTAGTTTCAATCCAAGTATCAGTTGATGGATTAAGTTCAATTTGACCAATCCAGTTAACAACAGCAAATGGGTTTACGTTTTCAATTCTTGTTGCAAACTTGTTAATGATATAAATTTCATGATTATAATCTAAACATACAACGTCACCTTTTCTGACAACATTACTATCACCCAAATCACTGACGAATCTATAATCTGCAGATGGATTAGATGATGTTGCCGCACCAACAACAACTTCAGAACCTAATAAAAGGTCAATAGATGTTGTGTAATGGGAAGGTCTTAATCTACCTTCTACTGTATCAATACTTGCTCTAAACTGTGTATTCTGAATATCTCCACCAAGAATAGACTTGAAGTTATCTACAAAGAATCCTGCTTTAAATCTATTGAGATTTGTCTGAGGATCTCTCAGAGTCATATTTGCAGTATCACTTTCAAGAAGAGAAAGGGAAGTATAATATTCAACGTTCTTCAATCTCTTTTCAATTTGCCCGATATCTTTCATTCGATATCGTTTATGTGTTTGTAAACGAGTTCTTACTTCTGAAGCATAGTAAATGTACGGAGGAAGAACAATGGTTGCAATCTCCAGAGCATTATCCAAAGTATTAGGAATCTTTGGTGTAAGTGCAGGAATACCTTTCTGTAAACTAAAGATACCTTCCTTAGTTAAGTAAAGTTTATCAATTCTACCGACATAATAATCATATGAAAGATTTGTGGATTTATCTTTAGCAATGATATGTGTAGAAGATGATGTAAGAGGATCGAAGTTTCTTGCTTCAAATTCAAATGGAGATAAGTTATTAGCAGTAAACGCAGTTACTCTAGGTCTAAAGTCAATAATATCAGATGCAGCTAAACCAGAAACGAATGGTAAATCATAAGTATATCTGTCTGCATCATAAGAATTCACAACAACAAAATCGCCAGGATCAGATCCATCGATATAGTAGTTGTTATATACAACTTTGAGTCTCTTACTAGGAGCAGAAGCACCAGCTGTTCTAACTAATGCAGAATATCCTACAAATTCTCTTCTTTGTGCAGGATCAAATTCAAAGTTATCCTTAATATCTCTATCGCCAGGTACAACACCAGAAATATTTGCAGAAATATTAGATTCCCTGAACTTAACTAATTCATTTGTATTAAAGACATTCTCATTCAAATACACAAACTCAACTTCATTAGTTCCATTTGTAGTTACAAATGCAGCTGAAGCACCAGAATCTTGTCCAATAATGGTTTCTCCACGAATAGCATTAAGGATATTGGAATTAAGGTTTACAAGATTTAATTTGGGAAGAGCTGGATCTTGATTTGTTGAGGATTCAAATACACCAATAACGTTTGCAACATCTGGAATACCAAGAGAAATTCTTCTGTCTTGGACTCTAGTTCCATAAAGTGCATTATATGTAAGACCATCATCCAGTTTTTGTTCTCCACTACCAGATCCACCTTTAGAAGACCCAGTAATTACACTAACACTGCATCTTTGGAATACTTTTTTCTTGGGTCTGAGATTAACTTTCTTCCAAGTAACAGTAAGTTTTGCAGGACCATTGGTACTAACATTGCTAAGAGATACTGTTCTACCTGAAATGACTAGTTTTTGATTTGTTAGTGGCTCAATAACTCCATTATCAAAAGCAAGACTATAGTCTTCTTCATCAAATGGTTCTAGAGTAACATTAGGATCTGTCTCCAGAACTTCACTAAACGCACCACCAGATACTGTTACAGCATAAGACTTTCGGAATACCAATGAGGAATTACTTAAGTCAACATTAGCTACATTTGTTCTTGTGAGATCGGAGAACAAATATGCATCACCATCATTCTTAACTTCAAGAGAAACATTGAAAAAGTCATTAGTTGTAATTTGACCAGATGGCAATGTTCCATCACAAATACCAGTTACATTTGTCGTTGCTGAAATTACAACATTTTTACTTGCAGTGTTAACTGTAGTGACTCTGTTATACGTTGGAACACTGTTTCCTGCCTTCGTATATTGAACAATATCTCCAGTCTTAATACCAACAGCAAACGATGCATTTGCAGATGTCACTGTACTAACACCACCAGAAGCAGCAGTAATTGTATACTGTGTTCCAGCAGGTGCAAGAAGTTTACCAATATCAAGAATAGGATCTGCAGTAAAAGGAACTCCAGAATTACCTACAATCTGATGAACATCATCAAGTCTATGGTCATGTACCTTATCAACAGTTCTATTAATTACTTCCCCATTAACTTTAATTTCTTCACCTACTTGGAACTGTCCAGATACTTGATACAAAATCATTTGATTTGTATCATTCATTGCCTCATATAAGAAACCAGATGAATTACTACTTTGACCTTCGATAAACGCAGGTCTAGCCATGATTGTTGTAGTATTTAAGTTCAAATATGTAAATGTTTGAACATCATAGAGAGACGCTTCGAACTTTGTAGTTGCATCCTTATACTCAGCATTTTTGAGTTTTAAGTCATATACTCTAGCAACACCAATTTTATTACCTGATGCAGTTCCAGGCGTTGCTGTTCTTTGGTCATAAAGATGAACCATAGAAGTGGTTCCAAAACCAACTGGAGTTTGTCCGAAGACATTATTCAGTTCAATCTGTCTACCAAGAGTAAAGGATAAAGACTCATTACTTTGTTTTTCAGTTGTTCTGGTTTTGGGGAGATCAATATTAGTAGTGTTGATTGTCTCTACTTCATAACCTCTAACATAAGCCTTTCCTGGGCTTACAGAAAGAGTAAGAAGATCTTGAGATGGAATAGCTCCACCTTTAGTTTTTTGATTCTCAAAATAAGTACCATTATTACCCTGTCTGTCATTAAGAGACTCTCTAGTAGAAAGAGTAAATGGTTTTACATAATAATCTCCAGACTCATCATATGTTCTTCTTGCCAACTCATCTCTGATGAGGTTATAGTTTGAGTCTTTTACAAATTTTGAAAGAACACCTTGTTCAACTCTCAAAAGTTCTACAAAGTTTTCATCATCAAAGTCATCAAGAGACTTTTTAATTAGAGTAGTTGAAATTTTAAATCTATCAGCGCCAGGTGCAGCGAAGTTAGAGAAACCTCTAGCATTATCGAATAGATCTGAGTTAGTTTGAGATGCAGTTACTAATTCTTCAGTAATTAATAAACCTACTCTATAACTGGGTTTATTGGTATACTGATCAAGAATAACAGTTTGTGGTTGAACATTTACAAAGAAACCACGAATAAAATATACACCTTCTGCAATTTTTGCCGCAGAACCAGTTCTTGTAGAATTAGAAATGGCAGTTGTTGCAAATGTAGAGTTAGCTCTAATATTTGAAAGACCGTATTGTACCTCATCCAATACGATTAAGTTTTCCCCATCAACAAAATCTTGTCTTGCAAAATCAGTTTCACTAGAACTCTGATACTTAACATATAAAGTATAATTGCCTAACTCTGACGTTGAGTTAGTAATAAAGGTTTCTACCTTTGCAGTAACTCCACTATCTTCACCTTTAATTGTTTTACCAATAAGGTTAGTTAAGTATAAATTGACAGGAAGACCCAAGTGAGTCTCGTCAATCATTACAGCAGTAAAATCAGAATCATATGCAATCTGACCTGGGATTACTACTGATCCTTCTTTGAAAAAATGCTTACCAAACTTTTCAACCTGATTCTGTAGAATCGATTGTAGAGTTGTTAATTCCCTCGCCTGAATAGGGAGTCCTGGCTTAAATAATACCTTTTGATAATTATTAGACTCACTAAAATCGTCGAAGTATGGAGACGCATTGAGGTTAGTATTTTGTGGCATTGTTCTTTAGAACTCCAGTACGATTTTAATGTCTTCCTTCTGACTAGATGATCGGGGAATCGCAGTCCTGTTATCAATATAGATTAATTCACCAGACTTCTTATTATATTCTGCAGAAGCAATACCAGCGACAAAGTTAATGCCTAACTGGTATGTCGTATTATTTATTGACGTAGTAATACCGTTGAAATCGGTATTCAATTCCAAGACAGGTCCAGAAACAGAACTGCCGTTAATAGTAACACCATATCCTGCATCAGGTGTTGCAGTAAATGGAATAATTTTAAATCCTGCATCACTGTTAGCAAGACCAACTGGTTGATAGTATTTAAGAACTGCGGTAACAGGATCCCATGCTGCAACCATACCAATTGCGGTAGAACCAACACCAACGGTCTGAGTAATCTCAGAGTCAACTGCATACTTTGTTTCAGTCGTAACACCAGATAACTTTAATGCTTGTAATCCACTAACAACTGATGTATCTAGAAGTTCTTTATCACTTCCAAAAACTGTTGGATTCTTTAAAACTCCAATTCTAGCAAAATCATTTCCTTCAATAACGTCAGGATTTGTTTCTTGAGTTTCAAATCTAGAGTACATAAGAACTCTATAAGCACCCAATTCCCTGTAAACATCATAACCATGACCACCCTTGGGAGGAATAATAACGTCGAATTGAGCTCTAGCAGTAGTACCAATACCAGTATTAGTCAAGTTCTCAATAGCACCTCCAGACTCACTGCCAGGGGCGCCAGGGAAGAACTGGATGTTGCCATGGGTATATCCTTGGCCACCATCAGTAACAAAGACCTCAGATACCTTACCGAAAGAGTCAATAGTGATAGTTGCCTTACCACCAGTACCATCACCAAGAATAGGAACATTAGCAAAAGAAGTGGAAATTGGTTGATAACTTGTTCCCCTATCACCAATAACTACAATTTCAATCTTTCCATCAATAGCATTATTTTTGGTAGCAACAGTTTCACCTTGAATACCCCAGTCTTCTGGAACTGGAATATATTCAATTGAATCAAATTTTACAATTTCTGACGGTTTAATAGTGTATAAGTATTTCCAAATATAACCATCACCAGAAGTACCCGCTGCTCTTGGTTCTAAGTCAATGAATTGTGGTTGATCATAAGATGGACGACCCTTGGGGTTTTCTGGGTCAGATCCATTCTGCAAACAAACATAAACCCTAAGGTCTTCATTAATTACATAATAATTTGCTTCATATAAGTTTGCTTGGGAAGTTGTAGGAGTAAGATTGTAGATATTATAGTCATGTCTATACATTTCATAGGTTGCACCAGCAACCCAATTAACTTTCCTAACAAGTCTACGAACATCTCTATCCGTGACTTTTTTCAATGCAATAATAGACTCCTTTACTTCATTTTCTTCTCTAAAGCCATCTAGAGGAGCAGGAGTATTGGTATTCCAGTCATTAGTACCGCCACCATCTGGATTAGTGGAGTTCGGCAATCCAATAAAAGAATAATACTTGTTTACTGTAGAGCCAACGCCAACAAAACTTTTCACAAAAGTCTCTGCGTTGAGAATTCTAAATTGATCTGAAATGATGGCAGGCATTTTAACCGAGCGGTATTTTTTTCTTTATTTATAGGGTTAAGTCAGAGGTCTTGTTCTGAAGATCTGGGCTGCAGTAGAAAGACCGACTAATCCAGCATCAGGATTGACGATGAAATTCTCAGGTTGTCCAGAAATTCTATTCTGGAAGTCATAAATTCTACCCCATGAGTATTTACCATAATAATCACTAATAGCAGTAGTTCCAACTCCAACTTGAATCTGACTATTACTATTTGGACCAGGCTGGAATGAACATGTAACTGTTACAATTCCACTCACAGTATCTGGTACTGAAACTTTATCTACTTGGAAAAGTCCATTAAGTTTTTCACCAGCAGAAATAATTCCAACCTTATTTGTAGGATAGTTATTATATCCACCGACATGGGTACTAATTCCAGTTAAGGCATGTCCTACGGTTACTGGACTATCGTAGATAATAAAGTAATCACCAATTTGTAATTGAGTATTATTAATTCCAAATGTGTTTAGAGATGAGAAACCATAACCAAGGTTAGTGTTGTCATTGAACTCAGACTTGAGATAGAACTCAAGTTTTGGAGGAACACTAAATCCAATACCAGTAACGAAGGTACTCATACCAACAATTCTACCGAAATCACCTTCTGCTTTGAATGAGTATACAGTTTCCTTCTTGGGAACATCACTTCCAACAACTACAGGGGGATTAGAACCTAAATCATAACCAAATCCACCATTAGTAATAATGGCAGTAGAAACACCACCATTAGTTACTGCACATGTTGCTGTTGCTCTATTGAGGATTGGTTCTGCATAGTAGGCAGTTCCTGAACCACCAACAACAAGTAATCTACCGTCCAATCCAAAATTAGAGAACACTAAGTCACCAACTGGTTGACTTTGACCATTATCTCTGTAATTCCAATTTGCAAGATCTAAAGAATAATAAAGTTCACCTACAGTGGTAATACCAACATAGAGTCCATCATCATATCTAATTTTTTCAAAGTCAAATGTTGCAGCTGCAGTTGTTCCTGCAGGAAGATTATCACTGAATGGGAACCAGAAGTTTTTATCTGTAGATGTGACAATAGTACCATTATCACCAACTGCGATAAATCTACTACCATCGTACATAATATCTCTAAGATTCTTATTGGTGTTACTTGTCTTTAAATTCCAAATTTTACCAACATTAGATGAGATAATAGCACCACCATTACCAACTGCCACATATTCATCCTGAGCATAAACAATTCCATGAAGTGTCTCTAAAGTTCCAGAGAATTGACTGTAAAGAGTGGTAGTTCCAATACCAACACCAGTAAATACAGATCCACCAAATCCAATAGCAATCCAAGATCCTGCAGTATTATCCCAGATAACATCATTAAATTCTCTAGAGAATGTAGTTGGATAATCCACACTAACACCAATAGAAGGTATCTGTCTCTGTTCAATAAGTTGCAGTTCTTCAAATTGTCCAATTGTATCACCATAAGAAACTGCTCTGGCTGCTGATGCATATTCACCAACAATCATTACTTGATGATTTGGACTATAAGTTTTATCTTTTGCAGTAGCTACAGCATTTAATGTAGTTGTTCCACCGAAACCAACAACACCTCTCTCCCAGAAGAATCCACTGAGAGTATTGATATACCTACTACTAGTTCCAACTGCAATAATTGGTTCACTCTGCGTAATTTCTCTAAGATCTGCAGAAGCAATATCACCAGTGATAACATCAAACTTCCAATCCTTCATTGGATCTTTCTTAGTAATCTTAGAAGAAGATATAAGAATATCTGGATTGGTAACATTTAAGTAACCAGCACCAGAAGATGCAATACTTAAGGCAGAAATACTAGAAGAGGTAGATACCGTAGCAGTAATAATTGCAGGATCAATTTCTCTTTCTTCGAAAATTTGAATATGTCGATCTTGTTCTGTAAGAAGATCAACCTCAGAGAATACAGGGAAAGCATTCTTAACATATATCGAATCGTCTGTTGCTCCTACGTTTTTAATGATTTGAGTAACAGGAGTAACCTTACCTTTATAATTTAACCTATCCTTGGAATAATAAACACCAGAAATAATTTTATCAGACTTCTGTTTAACCCAAGAAAGAGGTCTTTCTGCATTCTGATCAGTTGAGATTCCAAGACTATCGTAAGTAAAGGTCTCAAGCATATCAGAAGCAACAATTCTCTTAGTTGTTCTTGGGAATTGATCCCTATCAAGAACATCTAATTTATTTTCTTTAATCTGAATTTCATCGCCTGGTTGAACTGTAGGAATTGGTTCAATTTCTTCAACATCAATAGAAGAACCTCTATAGTAGAAAACAGAACACTTAGATCCAGGCTTAGGTGCTTCAGTGAATATAACTCTACTACCTTTCCAAGTATAGGCCTCACCTGGAGTTTGAAGGATATCATTAATGTAGATAAAGATGTTATTGGTAACATCCATATCACTGCCTTCAATGGTTTTAAGACTGAGAATCTCAGTTACTCCAGCAGTTGTTACGGAAAGAGTAAACTTAGTTCTACTTCCATTAAAGAATGGTGCAATATCATCAAACAAGACGAACTGGCCAGGATAGAATCCAAAGAACTTATCATTACCAATCTCAATTACTTCTAGTTGGAAATCAGTATGAACACCTACTCTTGCGTCAGTAACAATACCAGCAACAGTAAGTCCATCTTCAACTTTATACCCTACACCTTCTTCAGTAATATCAAACTCACCAATATTTCCATCAACGTTAATTCTAACGTCTACAATAGCACTTTGACCAATTCCAGTTGTTGTAAGACCAGTAGCATCTGGATTGTAAACCAATGGAAGAGCAAAGTAGCCAGGTGGTTCATGAACATTCAATCTAATAGGTCTTTCTACAGTTCCCCCTCTACTAAAATACCAAGGAGAAGTTAAAATACCAGATTGTACTCTGAAGTTTGCATTATCAATTTTTTCAAGTACATGTTGACCATCACCAAATTGTTCAGACTCCATTCCTGCAGCTTGAACATAAGGAATAGGATACCTAAATGCACGTTGTACTGTACCACCTCTATTGTAATTGTGAGGTACTGTAGATGGTCCAACTTGGACTGTAAATGTAATTCCACTACCAACTTTCTTAACAAATGCTCCGTGTGCAGCAACATCACGTCCACTAGTAGAATTATTCTGTTCTCTTGGTGCTAAAATAGAACCTTGAATAGTTCCACCACCAATGTAATTTGAAGGTGTGGTAGAAGGACCGACATTAATCTCAACTACAGTATTACTAGTTACTTTGGAAATTTGAGCAGAATTGAAATATGGATCTCCACCTTGAGGATATCTATGTTCTGTAGCGTTTCCATCCTTTGTACAGGTGAATACAAGAGACTCTGGTAAAATCCTTACTGGATTTTCTACAAGTAATCCATGACCCGATCCAAGAGTCAGATCCATTAAACCTGTTGTTGGAGAGTATGTTGCTCCAGTAACATTATGAGAAACTGATGTAGTTGGTCCAACACTAACTGTAAAAGTATTTGTAGTTGTAGCAGCAATTGATACACGACCTGCAACTGTAGCTGGATCTGTTTGTCTGGGATAAGTATGTTCTGTTTGATGATCGTCCATACCACAGGTAAAGACAAATCCATCAACAGCAAGTCTAATTGATGTGCCAGTTCTCAATCCATGAGGTTTATCAGTAGTGACTGTCATAATTCCAGTCGCTGCATTATAATCAGCACCAATTGCTTGTGAGAACGTGTGAGTAGAAACTCCAACGTTTACAATAAATTCATTTTCACTGGTTGCTGCAATACCGATACGGGTATTGGAAATAGGATCTGTTGATCTAGGATAAGTGTGATTAGATCCATGATTATCCATATCACAAGTGAATGTGAAGGAGTTATCGGTGAACCTAACAGATCTAGTAGTATCTAAACCATGACCAGCAGCAATAACTGTCAACTGACCTGTTACTGGGTTATAAACTGCATTTGTTGGTTGGATGTATGTTGTTGTAGTAACACCAACTTCAATTTCAAAAGTATCTAATGTTGTAGCTCCAATAGAAACACCTACACCAGAAATAGGATCTGTTGATCTTGGATATGTGTGTTCTGTTGCATTATCATCTTGAGAACATGTGAATACAAAAGAGTTATCCGTAATTCTGATATGTGATCCCGTGAATAGTCCATGTCCTGGCGAGGTAATCGTCATGATACCTGCAACAGGATTGTAAACTGCATTAGTTGCTGTCTTATAGACTAATGGAGAAGCACCTACATTAATCTCAAATGCATTCTGACTTGTACCAGCAATCGCAACATTAGTACCATCAATAGGATCACCTGCTCTAGGATAAGAGTGAGTGCTATTATGATCATCAAGTTCACAAGTAAATACTAATGAATCTCTAGTAACCTTAATGTGTTGACCTTCTTCCAATCCATGATTGGGGAAAGTGATATTTACAATACCAGTCTTACCATCATAAGTTGCATTTGTTGGTTGTAAATAAACAATCGTGGAGATACCAACTTGAACTTCAATCTGAGTTGTAGAAGGAACACCAACTACAGGAACATCAAGTTGTCCCTGGCCGATTGGGTCAGTTGATCTTGGATA